TGCTCGTCATTTGCCATGAAATGAAATCCTTCAGGTGCTTCAAATTTAATCATTGCTCCAGGTTCAATGTATTTCAATTGACTTGCTGTAAATCCACCTACTTGATAATCAACTGCTGACACAGAATCATTAAATTTTCCTGTAGATGAATTTGTGTCTTTACTTGTTTGCACCCATGTTGCATTTAAATCTGTTAATAATATTTTTGGAAATTTTTCTATGTAGTAATTTCTTACGTTTTTGTTAGCCAACATAGGTTCAATTTTGTTTATAATGACTGCTTCAATATCTGTTTGTGTTGTAAAATCAAAATTATCAACAGTTTCATTTTCTTCTTTATAAATTACACCATCATTGCCAAATAAATTTGTGTTACTGTATTTTCCAGTTGCGTCTATTAAATCAAAATATCTTGATATGCCACTTGCTGTTCTGTTTATTGCTTTTACTTTTATAATTTCCTGATTAGTTCCTAAAGGAGCAACATTGTAATCTTCAGCAGTCACCATTCTACCTTGCGTGTAGTAAGTTGCCGGAGCATTAGTTTTTATATTCTCTGTGGATTCTGATGTTGTAGCATTATCAACTGTATATTGTAAACCTAATGTTAAAGTTATTGTTTCAGATTGATTATTTTGCGAAATATAATCTATATCTACAGCGATATTCTGCATATCATCAGGCACCATTCTTAAATTTTGATTTGCACTTGTTCTATAATATACTCTAAAATTGCCTTGTGGTAAATTTCCAAACACTCCATCAGCAAATTTTAATTGTATTCTATCTTCTGCTCTACTTAAAACTGTGTAAATGTCTTTAATTGCTTTGACTGTTGAATTAAATATTACATTGTTTCCAACTACACTGTCAACTTTTGTCCATAATTTATCTTCAGTGCCGGCTTCATTTAAGGAATATAGCCAAACATCTGTGTTATTGATATTTCTTGCATCAATCGAAACTGCTTCATTATTTGAAGGATTTGTAATTGTAAAGTCTCCCTGGTCTAATACACCTTGTCTAAAGTGACAGAAAAATCCTGTGTTAGGACTGGAATTTCCTTTTCCATCATCTCTATGAACAAAACTTAATGGTTCACTTATTTTAGGTGCTTGTTCTTGTAAACTTTCATTATCAAATGTTGTTGATACTATTTCAAAATCTAAACTTTGTCCGCCTATACTTTTTGAAAAAGTGTAAACAGGCGTATCTAAAGTTGCTGTATTAAATCTATATTGAGCAGTTGGAATTGAATCTATTTTTGCTGATTTGATTGGTTTGCCGAACTTTTCATTTTCTCCTAATCCTGCATTTAAAACTTTGATAAATTGCTCATACCAATTTGAATTTCCTGAATCATTCCAAGAAACAGTTTGATTTGCAAGATTTAAATTATTACTATCAATTATATTTTCTGTTGTCGCGATACTTGTGATTTTCAGTAAACCATTACCTGCTTGGTTTCTTGTAACATTGTAACTAATTAATCTTGCTAAACGTAATACACTTTCACGTCGGCTGGCTAAATCTATAAAATTCTCTCTTGCATTCAAATCCGTTCTAAATGAAATATTTTGTCCTAAAAAAGCAATTAAATCAATTAGTGCAAGATACTCAGATGATTCAATATAATCATTGAAATCTTCAGGATAATTGGACCTGATATATTGAATCATCGTTCTACGGATAGTATCAAAGTCGTAACTTTTAAATTCTGCATTTTTATAAGATTGGTATATTCTAGTCCAATCTTCTGCTAACAATAATCTATTTTGTCTATCTGTAGATGCCATGATTTCCTTTTGTAATATCAGTATTTATTGTATGACATAAACTACGCATTTAATTTAGTAATCCGTTGTTTTGGTCAAAAGTTAATTTAAGTCGTTCAGAAATATTGTATTTCAAGTATTCTAACTCTATTTCAATTTGTATGCCCGATTCAAATGGTGTAACAACAATAGCAGTTGCTCTTATTCTAGGATCACTATCAATAATCTGCTGAACATTGTTTTTTAAGGCTACCTCTACTTCATCTGTAAGTGGATCAAATAGTATATCCCAAATAATTGTACCAAATTCAGGATTCTCTAGTTTTTCTCCCTGTCTTATATGGAAATGATTTAAAAGATCTTGCTTGATAAGTCCTATATCATATAAAGCAAATGAAGAGTTTGCTTCGTTTACGGTGCTTATACCTCTGTACATTTTCTGACTAGGTGGCTGTGTTTTAAACTCTTTGCCTGCTACCACTGTCTCTTTATATAATTTTTTCTCTGCCATAACAATATTTACTTTATTTTTAACCCCCTATTATCACTTTACCTGATCCTGATGTCATTGCGCCAGCATCAGCACTATCACCTACTCTAGCCACAGGTGAATTTACAACAATTACCTTTGAACTGCCAGCATTTACATTTGCAACGTGATCAGGACAAGGTGGATTGGGTGGATTAGGATGTGCAACTGTTGGGTCGCCCACTCTAGCCACTAATTTATTTTCTACAAAAACTTTAGATTGACCAGGAGTGTCGAGCACCGTGGAGCCTACGCAACCATGTCCTGTGGATAATGAATCTCCTTCTCTACTTGTTTCTGGCATTATGTCCTCACGTTTTTAAATGTGTCTGGAATATTGATTGGTTCTGCAACTACAATATCTTCCTGTTCACTTCTATCTGTTTTAATTAAAGCCACAGCCATTGGATCATAGTTTTCATGATGACTCCAAGGTTCATGTTGTGGCACCCGTTTCATTATGGTTGGATTTGCTTCGCCTGGAAGGCTCCAAGTCGCTAAAGGCGACACCGGCGTTGCGACAGCAATGCCATTGGCTATGTTCACTAATCCACCAACATCTAAATTAATATTACCATTAGCATAATGATTTGTGTTGCCAGTTGTGATTGTCTGTTGCCCTATAACTTCTACTGTTTGTGCGCCAGACACAAGAACATTGTGAGTAGTTGATTCTTGATTCACCGTGGCACTTTTTAAATTGATATCTCTTCCTGCTTGTAAGTTAAAGTCCCTGTCTGTTTTAAAATTAAAATCGCCTTTACTGTGAACACTCACACTGTCTTCCGCATAGAAATCTATCTTTCCGTTTGCAGTCATCTCAATCCATGCTGTGCCATTTGCGTTAGCAATGTACACAAGATCTTCTGAATTGTGCAATAGTATTTGATGACCTGTTCGTGTTCGTATTCGAAATAGTTCGTTGTGTGGAACATTGGCTTGTTTTTCTGCACCAGCATACGTTTCTTGATCCATTGATTCAACATTAACATATTCGTATGCTCCTTCAGATGCTTTAACTTTTCTAACAAATTTATCATCACCATCATCCATTACAAAACTTGTTCCGCCCAATCTAGCATTCTTACTGTTCTGTTGTCTGTTGCTGTAGGCTTTGTCAATAGGTCCTGGAGTGTTGATACCAAACACACTGCTAGGCACTTCACGTCTTGAACTAGAAGTGGTCAAACCTCTTGTCTCATCTTCCAACAGTCCTTGTGTTTCTAAAACTGATTTTGCTTGACTGTGTATTGGCTTAGGCACAGTCAAAGGTTTTGTTGTGGGCCAATCTTGATGTCTACTTTTATTATGTTCACCAACCGGTAATTTTTTTCCAATAAGTTCTGGATCTTCAGTGTCTGTCATTGTTGTGGCTGGAGTTGAACCTGGCACCTGCATATTCATAAGTGCTTGTGGTATACAACCAATCCAGTATGCTTTATTGGAATTGCCTTCCACAAACATAACTAACACACGGTTCCCTACATCAGGTGGAACAAACCACATACCATAACTCTGTTGACTGTCTCTAAAATCTGTGTTTGAATTTATATCTGCAATATTAGTTGTGCCATAGAATGGATGCAGATACTGACAGGTAACAATTTGTTGTGTAGGACTTGTTACTCCGCTGTCTAATGTTTTTAAAATTTCAACTTGTATTGAACCTGCATATCCCGGATCCAGCACATTTCTCACAATGGCTTCATAAGGTCCAGGATTCTTTGCTGGATCAATTGAATAAGATTTTCTTGTGTTTCTATATCCCATTATGCACTTTCGTTACTGTAATCTTCTTGATCAAACTCTGCTGGTTTTTTCTCTTCGTATGTTGTTGTTGAAATTGTGTTACTGTTATCATCTGTGATATTCATATTTCCAGATCTTACACATCTAAGCGTCTGTGTAAATCTTCCACCTTTAAATTCACTGCGTATTTCTATAACTCTAAATATTCCACCAAATTCGTTTATTACTCTTTCTCTTCCGTTTCTATCATTTATTGTTCCTGTCGGAAAAATATAATTGCCTTGAACCTTGTCAATGTCAATTGGACTTATAAATGTTAATTCTATTAAAGTTTGTCTTGGTAAAAAGTTAATTTGTCCGTCTGAGTTTATCATATAACTGTCACCTTCTTCAATTCTTTCATCATCACTTTTTGCCATATTGATGTAATTACTCATACCACTGTTTGGTAGGTAATATGGATCACCATGTATTGTGACATTAACGTCTATCAAATCAACAGCAGAATTTATAATACGTTGATTGAAGTCTCTAGCAAAAGATGTTTCTGATGCTTCATCATTTGTACCTTGATTGTTAGCACCTGCTGAGTCAGGAACTTCACTTGCGTATGAACTTTTGCCACTTGCATTATCCTTTGTTCCAAACACAGTCGTTCTAGTTTTTTTAATAGTGTTCTCTCCTTTTTTACCTGGGTCAGCACTTTGTGAATTGTTTGGATCTCTTAATACAGAATTATAAAAAGCATTGTTGTATACTAGATCAAAATCTAGGATATCATGATTTCTGCCTGAATACAGATAGTCATATCTTTTTACAATGTTTCTATTAATTTCTTGAATGTAATCAACTGTTTGATCATCTGACTTCAGCGTTGAATTCATAACACCATATGGCATTACATTACACACGATTAATTTATGACTGGTTTTTGTTACTGCTTCTATGTAAGAATCTTTCAATTCAAAACATTGTGGTATAATTCTAAACCATTCGGTGTAACCGCCTTCTGATTCTTTATCGCCTATTGACTCTCCTAATTTTTTTCCATATTCAGATAATATCAGCACCATTTCAATAATATCTGTAACTAAAGTACCTTTTGGGAAGGTAAGTTGTTTTTTCTTAAAGTTAATGCCTATGTCATCTCTTTTATATGTTCCGCTCCACCAAGAATAATTGTCATTGAAGTCAGGAAAAATTTTTGTATTTTCTCTATGAACACTTTTATCCCAGACCATTCTAGATGACCCAATAGTGTTGCCGGTGTATACTTTGCCATCTAATTGATTAATTTGTATTCCACCACCTGAGTTAAGATCATCTGATTTGTTCACTGCGTTAACCATAAAGTCCGCATTATTTTCGTTATTGCCTCGCAATAATTTTTCAATTCTTAGTGTAGGGTCATAATTTCGTAAAATATTTTGATTTGTTATTCTTTGACTTTCATTTTCATCGGAACTGTCTTGTTCTGTTGTATCATATCCTGCAGACACATCACGCAGAATTTCATCTCTAAATTGTTTGTTTCCTGTTCCATTGTTATATTCCTCAGGTGGAAACAGTATAACAAAGTCTTCTCCATCTGGAACTCTATTGCTGATGTTATATTTTTTTGCTTTTTCATTATATTCACCTTTTTGATTTAAAAAGTGCATTAAAGATTTGCTACCACTTTGTAATATTTCATGAACGGTGTCACCTTCAATTGTTATATCTTCTCTAATTTTATTGTTTATGTCAGATAAACCATATTCCATGTGGGGTCTTGCCTGACAATCATATACCGCTCCGCCTTGATTGGCTCTAAATTGTATAGATTGAAATTGTATTGGAATCACGTGACGTTTAGGATATTCCTTTTCATTATTGGTTGAAACAACCTGGTTAGAAACAGGATCAAATTTTTTCCCTGGCACTGTACCAACATAGTCTATTAATAGAGCATAAGGAGCCTTGACATGATTGAATGCACCAATTTCCTTATCTGAAGCATCTGCCTGCTGTGCTCTTGCGGCTTGTATTTTCATTGTGGCAATAAGAAGTCCAATACTGTAAGGTTCCGTGATTTCAAAACGTATGTTTGTCGCCTGTGTGTGTTTGTTTCTTTTAGTAGGAGCAACAATTGAATCTATTTCTAAATTGTCAATTAAAAATTCTAAATTACCTTTCACTGACCTATCAATAAATGTGCTAGTGTTTGCACGATTACCTATTTTACCAGCCGTCTGTGCAATTACAAATTTTCCATAATCACCTTTCTCTAAGAGCACATACGGAAAATTTACTTCTTCTTTTGTCATAGCAATTAAAGTTATGACTGCTGAAAAATTATTAAAATCATGTAATGGATTAGGTTTGTGCTTGTTATTGAAATTTATTTTTTTTACCTCTTCTACAATTTTATTGTCATTTGCTTTTTGGCTTTTAGCAACTTTATCATTAATTGCTTTGCTTCTACTGACTTTATTATTTTTGAATTTAAGTTTTTTGTTGTAAACTCTTTCCATTACAGAACCGTCGCCAGTTTCCTTTAACTGTCCTGCTTTAATCAGTTTTTCTCTTTTTTTAGATTGTATTCTTGTTTTTACTGCACCCGCCATTGGATTAAACTCCCAATGCTTCTCTTATTGCATTTCCTTTTGGAATATAGATTTCTGTGCCCGGAGTAAAATCAAATATTGGATCTTGCAACGTGTCTGGATTTCTTTGTGCAAATACCCACCAAAGTTTTGGTGATCCATACAGGTCAAAAGCCAGTAAGTCTGGTCTTCTACTATATTGTGATTCAATTGTGTATAAAAAATCATCAGAACTTGAAGGTATTGTTCTTGGTCTTAAAATATCTAAATATTGTTCGTCAACAATAGTTGTTGCACTATACGGACTTGTTCCACTGTACCTTGCCATTAAATAAATCCTTTTCCGTCTAGTACATCAGTTCCATGAATGAAGTTTTTCAAATTGAACTGACTGATTTGATTTCTGCTGTATTGTGGTACCAGTTCAACTGTAATTAAACTTTCTGATGGTGCCCATGCATTTTTGTCCAATGAATAAATTCCACCGTCATCATCAGCCTGTTCAGTGCTTCCTAAACCAGTTGAAATATAATCAACTTCTCTTTTTAAGTCAAATTGGAAGTTTGTTACAATAACAGGAACCTGATTGAATGTGTAATCGCCATAACCATTTAAAAATAATACAGGAGGTGGTTGACCTCTGTTAGGACTGTTTTCACCATAAGACATTTTTGTAACTGTTCTTAAGAAATGAACTGCCGCTACCCAATATTTGGCTTCAAGTGAATTCTGCACAAAAAACTCTCCTGTGACTGTCATCTGTCCCACTCTGGAATTTTCATAAGCATAATAAGGATAGTTTGTGTGTACAGGCTGTAAAGGATTATAAGATGCTTGATGAGACACATAAATCGTTGGAGTGTACGGGAATATCATTTTGCTGTCTGTTCTTATTAAAGGTTCAAGCAAACCACCTTTTTTGATGTGTTGTTTGATAGATTCTGGTACACTTAAACTTACTCTCCAATCTTTTGCCACTGCTTTCGCTTTGTTTGTGACAATAGTTTGTGCATTACCGTCTACACTTAATTCACCGTTGATTAAATTTTTTAAACTACCGCTCATTCTTTTTGCCTGGGCAGTAATATTAGCCGCGGTGTCTACAAATTTATCCTTCAGTTTGCCTACAATATTAGTTGCAACATCCAGGTTATTTGACATTTTTTCAAACGCCTCTTGCTGATTGACCGTGCTGAGATCTACTTTTGTGTTTTTCAATTTGTTTCTGAAATCTACCATTTGGTTACATCCTTACATTTATTTATTGACAAAATTAACTGCTCAGTTTATAATGAAGGCATAACTAATAGAAAGTATTCATGAAAACTAAAGTAAATTACCTTAATAATAAGGATTTGTTAGAAGAAATACACAAATCTAAAAATTCATATTGCAGTTATACCAAAGATACATATTCCACATATGATTTGATTGTGAATAAAATAGACGCAATTAACATTAGAACAGTGGCTCAAGCAAAGAGAAACAAAGCCAAAAGGCTTACGCAACAGGAATATGAAAGACGGAAAGCAATAAATCCTAAGACCAAACTGTCTGAATGTGACATAGATTATCGTAAAATATCCAAAGACGATGTGGTATTTAGAGTGATGACTTATGATCATATTCCAGAAGATCCGGGCAGAAAAAGAAATCCAAGAAATGTAGCAGACAGAAAAGTTAAAGTAAATTTCCCACCATTCCAACATTGGAAATACGATAAAAAAGGCAACTTAACTTGTATTGGCAAAAGTCATTGGGAAGGTGGATTGCACAATGGAAAATTTAACAAAGACATTGGTAAAGCAACAAATAAGTTGGCATTGATGTGGATGAAATTGTGCGAAAGATATGGTACAAGAGGTAATGTGAGAGGTTACACATACAACGACGAAATGCAAGGACAAGCCATATTGCAATTGGCACAGATTGGTTTACAATTTGATGAATCCAAATCAAATAATCCATTTGCATATTACACAGCGGCAGTAACAAATTCATTTGTTAGAATAATAAACATCGAAAAAAGAAATCAAAACATTAGAGATGACATTCTTGAAATGAATAACATGATGCCTAGTATGACGAGACAAACACAAGGCGAAGCATCGACACCTCGTAAAGCGCCTGTAAAAAAAGTTGCCAAAAAAGTTAAGAAGTAGTTGACATTGCGTAACTTTTAAGTTATGCTGTAGACAAGTAGGAGAATTATTTTGTTCAAGAAATTAGCGGTTTTTACTGACATACACTTTGGCTTGAAATCCAACTCAAAGTTACACAACGATGATTGCGAAGAATTTATAGACTGGTACATAGACCTTGCGAAACAGCATGGCTGTGAAACTGGAATGTTCTGTGGTGACTGGCATCACAATAGAAACAGTGTAAACATAACCACTATGGATGCTTCTATTAGAAGTTTAGAAAAAATAGGAAAAGCATTCGATAAATTTTATTTCTTTCCAGGCAATCACGACTTATATTACAAAGACAGCAGAGATATACAGTCAACTGAATTCGGAAGATTTATTCCAGGTATCACAATGATCAACGAAATCACAAAGATAGATGATGTGGTAATGGTTCCTTGGCTTGTTGGTAATGAATGGAAAAAGGTGGGCAAGATGAAATGCAAATATATGTTCGGGCATTTTGAACTGCCGAACTTTTTTATGAATGCAATGGTAGAAATGCCAGACACTGGCGAACTAAAAGGCAGTGACTTTGTTGCTCAGGAATATGTGTTCTCTGGACATTTCCACAAAAGACAAATTAAGAATAATATTCATTATTTAGGTAATCCGTTTCCGCACAATTACGCAGATGTAGATGACGATGAACGTGGCATGATGATACTAGAACATGGCAAAGAGCCTGTGTATTTTAATTGGGGCAACTGTCCTAAATATAGAAATGTTAAATTAAGCACACTGCTGGATAAAACTAAAGACATCATGAAAAGCAAAATGCATTTGAGAGTTACACTAGATATTGATATAAGTTTTGAAGAAGCAAGTTTTATAAAAGAAACATTTATGAAAGAATATGGATGTAGAGAAATTACATTAATTCCTAACAAAAAAGACGAAGAAATTAATACCGACATAGATATCACAAAGTTTGAAAGTGTTGATCAGATAGTTTCTAAAGAAATTGAATCAATTGAATCAGACGCATATGACAAACAAGTATTGTTAGGTATATTTAGAGATTTGAATAATGATACTAATTAAGACTCTTACAGTTAAAAATTTTATGAGTGTGGGTAATCAAACCCAGGCCATAGACTTCCAACAAAAACTATTAACACTTGTACTAGGTGAAAACTTAGACATGGGTGGTGATGATGCAGGATCGCGTAATGGTACAGGTAAGACAACTATTGTAAATGCACTGTCCTATGCACTATATGGTGAAGCACTTACAAAAATACGTAGAGATAATCTTGTAAACAAAACCAACGGAAAAGGTATGTTGGTCACAATTACATTTGAAAAGGAAGGCAAAAAATATAGAGTAGAACGTGGTAGAAAACCAAACGTTATGAAATACTTTATTGATGATACAGAACAAGAATTATCAGACGTCAGTCAAGGTGACTCACGTAAAACACAAGAAGACCTGAACAAAATGATTGGTATGACTCCACGTATGTTTAAACATCTTGTCGCACTTAACACATACACTCAACCGTTTTTGGCTTTACATCATTCTGAACAACAAGATATTATAGAACAATTACTAGGTATACAGTTGTTGTCTGAAAAAGCAGAAATACTGAAAACAAAAATTAAAAGGACTAAAGAAGATATTGCTATGGAAACAGCAAGATTAGAAGGTCTTAAAATAAGCAATCAGAAAGTTGAAGAAACAATTCAAAGTTTACATCATAAAAGCAGTGCTTGGGAAACACAAAACAAAGATGATATTGAAAAATTGCAAAAGAATTTGCAAGAATTAGAAAATTTTGATGTTGAAAAAGAACTTGATGCACACAAGACATTAGAAGATTGGCATAAACTGGACAAAGAGCAAAGACAATTACTAAAAGATAAAAGTAATTTGGAAGCCACAATAGAACAAGCAGATAAAACTGCTAAAAAACTAGACAAAGATTTGAACAAATTAAATGAAAAAGCCACTTGTTATGCTTGTGGTCAGGATTTGCCAAATGAAAAAATTGAAGAAATGCAGAGAAAACTAGAAGAAGAATATGGAGAAGCAAACAGTTATGTGATGGATTTGCAGGAACAATTAGATGAAACAGAAAAAGAACTTAAAGATTTAGGCGATCTTACAGAAAAACCAAACACATACTATGACACAATAAAAGAAGCATACGAACACAAACAATACGTGGGCAACATAGAAACAGCATTGAAAAACAAACAAAAAGAATCCAATCCATACATAGATCAAATAGATGAATTACAAAAACAAGCACTACAAGAAATAAATTGGGATGAAGCAAACACACTACAAAAACTAAAAGAACATCAAGAATTCTTGTACAAATTGTTAACAAACAAAGATTCCTTCATAAGGAAAAAGATAATTGATCAAAACCTGACCTTCTTGAACAACAGGTTAACACACTA